ATGATTTGAATTTTAGAAGTAAATTTAATTTGATTAGTAATAGATCGGTTGGTACTAAAATTAAATTGGAAAGCGATGTTGGTGGATTTAATTGCTTGAATGAAAGATCTGAAAAATATTTTATGATACCTAGAAACAAAGATTTTGTTAGGAAACCCGATGGAGAGCAGGATGTTAGTGAGTATGGTTTAAGGAAAAAATGCATAGATAAAGAATTGTGGGACAAATATCCAGTAAATCCTGATATTTTAGGTTTTTCTGAGTGTGGTATCCAATATTCACAAAATCCTATATTTAATGGAGCTAAGATTCACATGGATTTTGATGATTTTAAAAATAGAGTAGGAGATTATTGTACATGCGGTAAGACTTGTGCGATACCACTAAATGGAATTGATGATGATTTATTAAAAGACTACCAATGTTATTCACAATGTATAATATGTAAAGCTTTTTGTATAAGAAAAATATTAAATCATCAAGTCTTCCCTGATCCCACATTCTGTAATGATTTCTACCGTTTTTACAAGGAAAATTATAAAGAAAAATTTAGACAAGCCATAAGAAAATATTTTTTCCTTACCCCTAATGCTGTATTTAAAGGAATTAAAAATTATGAGAAACAAATAGAAGTCTTACCGTGTTATTTGGCAAATAATTATGAGTCTATGGATTATTATGTATCAAATAAATATAAACAACATAACAAAGAAGAAGATCAAAGAAGAGGTGAGAAGGTTCGACAAATAACAGATCCAGATAAATTTGCCAAATGGTTTACCTTAATAATGGAAAAACCTATGACTAGTTTAATGTACGAAGTGTTTGGTCATGAATACGCAGTAGGTTTTTCTAATGAAGAAAAAGCTAAGAGTATAACTGATATGTTAAATAAAAATAATGTGGTAACCCTTGATTGTACTGCTTTTGATAACTCACACAATGAATTAGTTAAACAACCATGGACAGACTTAATTGAAACTATCATAGAAGAAAAAGGGTCTGAAATTGCTGAAACAGTTTCAATTGATGTCTTCCGTTCTCAAATGTGTAAAACAAAAAGTCTAGTTGATTACTACGTCAGGATCAAGGGAAAAGAATATAAGTATTGTACCCTAGATTTAGGTCAAAGGTTGGCTAGTGGTTCAGTATACACTACTTTATTAAATACATTTTTAATGAATTTATTAGTAAAATATACTGCTTATAAAATAGGTGATCTACAAAATAATGTAAATTCTATAAGTGGTGATGATGCTGCAACTTCCTTTTCTAAAGATGTATCCTCTCAAAATATAAAATATAACTATTATCAAGTTTTCGAAACAGCTAAAGAAAACTTTATAATGAATTCTGGAGTTAAATTGAAATATGACATTTTTAGTGAGGATCCAACGGATACAGTTCCTTGTTCACTTGATATTTTTAAATGTCCTAATTGCGGTTACAAGGCTGTCCGTACATTGAGTAAGTATATCATCAATAGTTTTGTTTCTATCTCCTACAATAATAAATTTATTTCTAGAGGCTTACCAGTGACATACTTTGAACAAATAATTTATGATGGTGAAAGTTCTTGGTTCAAAGGATTGGAACTAGCTGAAAAGATTTTTGCACCTTTAAATCATAATATAGATCTAGGGGTTATAGCAAAGAAAGTACTTGATATTGCTTTTGACAAAAATAAGCAAAAACTTGTTATGTTTGAAAATGCATACATTCAGAAAATTAACACTTTACAGGTTTCTAAATCAAGGGAAGACATTATCAAAGCTTTGTATTGTATTTTATTCTCTAAAAAAGATGTTGTTGAGAGAAAAAATAAATATTGTTCTGAATGTTCTAAAGCTTATAGTGAATTTATCTTTGCTAAGTATAATATAATTCCTGAATTTTTTGGCGGACCTCAATTACCCAGAGTCAGAACTATTAACGGGATAGTTGTAGATGACAATTATACTCAGTACATTCCTTCCGAGGTTGTAAAAAACGCTCTTGAGTACTATCAAAATCATAGAGACAGCTTGAACAATCCTCCTGACGAAGAAAAAATGAGACAAATATATAGAGGGGTCATCGAGAGGAATTTTCACATTATTAAAAACGATAAATTTAAATATCGTTATGTTCAAAATGTCTTTAAAAGGT